TTGAGTCTATTGGAAAGCGCTAAAGAGAGTGTAAAAGAAACTGCTCGTAAAGATGCCGAATTCATAAAACTTGAATGCTTAAAACATGAAATGAAGTCTGATGTTATATCAATGATATCTGAAGAAAAACAAACTTTAAAACAATATAATGATGACTTTGAAGCCTTAGTTCAAGCTATATTTAAATTAAAAGGGACCTTAATATTTGGATTTGAAGGTAAAACAGCTGACGCTATGGTCGAAACAATGGGTAAATATCATTCAAAGGTCGTCGAAGATCAAAAAGCAATTGAATCTTGTATTCGTAGTTGTAAAACCTATGATGGATGGCTCTAATAATATCTTTAACTGTATTTAAGACTTTAAAATAATTTAAAGACGCCATAATATTCGGCGTCTTCTTTTTACTCCTCAAATCTACCTAATATCATCAATATGAAACTCTGCATTCGGATATAGTTTACTTAACTTTTCTATATCTCTCTCATTCTTTTTCTTCATCTTCTCCAATACTATCAATAAACATTGGTGTAGCTACATTCAAGTCTACTTTCTCAGTGAATAAGCTGTGGTATCTACCGAGTAAATCGCGAGCTTTCATGCGATCACTAGGCTTGATAGGTACATCTACTGTTTCCACATGCTCATTATATACGAGGTTCATTCTTCCAGTGTCTGGGTTTCGTTCAAAAGTACCTTTCTTTACTATAGCTTCTTTAGTTTCCGTCTCGTCACCTATTGCTGCTTGAGTTAATAAATACAGTAACTCTTTGGCTGATAAAATAGTATCGTCCATAATCTCGTCTTTCTTACTTTTAATATATTCGTCTACTTTATCTTTACGTAGTAATCGACTACCTGTTACATGTGCACTATTGGGGCTATATCCTGCCTTTATAGCGCTTTGAGTAACGTTGAGTGTCTTTATATACTCATTCGCAAAACGTTCTTGTTTTGGCGTTAATTTGTCCATATCATCACTCCTTATAACTAGAATGAGCCTACCCATTTAAGGATAGGCAAATTGTTTAATTATCTTCGATTGTTACTTTGTTTCACTTCATCAATCGCATTTTTATAACGTTCAGTAAGTGGTTTAATTTCAACGCCACCATACTGTTCATTCTTAGTAATAACTACACCAGTTTTAGCCATTCCAGTTTGGTTAATGACGCTATATTCAAACATTAAGTTCTTGTACTCTTCATTTGTAGTGTATGGATATAAAACACCTTGTTTTAATTCTTCGAGTTTAAATGCAACTTGACGTTGTTGTGATTCGTTTAATTGATTGTCATATTTTTGTTGCAACAAGCTTAATTCATAAATATCAGTATTCGTTACATCTTTACTATTGATATAGTCTACAATCTCACTATCGTTATAGAATGATAATCTAGCTTCTAAATTCTGACGTTTAATAATTTCGATTTGTGGATCTTTAACATTATCTTGTTGGCTTTCTTTCTCAATCTCATTACAGCGTTGCTCTATTTCATTTAATCTATCTGTAGCAAACTGTTTGAATTTGTTTTCAAGTTCAGTAACTTTGGGCTTTTGTTGTTCGTCTATAGCCTCTAAACGATAGCCTTGCTTGTATAAACGTTTAGTATCTTCGATTAATTTATTTACTTCATCTAATAAATCTTTATACTTTCTGTTATCGAATAATACACTCCATACGTCTTGTGATGTACCTTGATAAGTAGTTGTTGTCATAATATATACCTCTTTCTGTTTAATTAGCTTGTAATAGCTTTTCTTGTCTTTCTTGTTTCATACGTGCTTTAATTCTTTCTTTTCGTGCCTTACCTTCTGCCCTACGTCTCTCTTTATCAGCTTTAATTTCTTCTTGTATAGCAGTATTTCTGTTATTCTTATCTTTACTATCTATATTGTTTATATCCTCGCATATGCGTAATATAAGGCTCTCATCAGCTAATATGTCATCTCTTTGATACCTCTTTATCTGACGTTGTTCACTATCACTATAGTTAGATAGTATTATGTTAAACTTCTTTAAATCATGGTTAGATTTATGCTTAAATTTCTCTAGCTTCTCACGTTCTTCAATAATACTTAATGCCAAATCTTCAATGTGGTTTGATTCATAGGACAACTGCATAGTGTATGGATCAATAAACATTCTTGGATAATGTAAAGCGTACATATCATCAATGCGTTGTTCCCATTTATCAAACTCACTTTTTAAGAATGCAGCATTGTACTTAGTTTTGAGTTGAATAACAGCATATCTTTGTCCTACTCCCAAATACTACACCTCTTATAATTTAATACGTTTTAAAGCCTCATAACGTTTCATACTACCGTCTGCTAATCTTTTAATACTTTCCATTGCTTGCTGTTTTTCTTCATCGGTAGTAATGATGTAATAACCACGTTCATGTTTTTTATAGCTACATCCTATAGGATAACTATAATCATCAATCAATTTGCTTATAGCATTTCTTAACCATCTTTCATTAGATGAATTATACTCGTACCCCATTAAGTTAAGTATCTTGGACTTAGTTATATACTTATCTTTTGAGTTCTGAATAGTATCGAAAATTCTTAAATATTCGGTTGGTACAGATTGATTTTTATTTAATGTATCTATCATGTTTTATTCCTCGTTTTATTTAGTATTCCCTTTCTGTTTACTAACTTCCTAAAACGGTAATGATACATTTAATTTTTCTTCACACTCTAATTATATCAAAATTACACCCAAAACACAAACTTATGTTCCTATTTTTACTCGTTTTATTTTATACTTATCAACCCTAATAAATGTTGAATTAACAACTTTTATAAGTTTTTTCCATATACTATCACACACTATGAGAAAAGAACGTATGTTCTGTTAAATTTGTGTTTTAACCCCCTCATGAAAATTAAGCGCTTAGCTTTTTTTAGTTTTTATATAGGAGCCACACACTACATGTGACTCCTTATTAACCTACTCACTCACACTATAGTACGATTCTTTCAAATCACTTAACTTACGCTCTAACGTCTTGTAATCGTCTTGTGTAGCGTTCTCATCTTGTACAAATGCAGTAACCAATTTCAATCCCTCAACGAGCTCACTTGCAGGTTCATTAATTCCAGTAGCTAACTGATATAATATTTCGATATTACCTATCACATCAGCATTGCTCGACTGAATGCCCTCAACTGTATCTGAGTCAAAGCCTTTCTCTAAATAATCAAACACATCACTATTATTTGATTCTGCAAATGTCTGTAATCCATACATAAAAAACTCATCATTAAATAGATTATCAGCCATCATATCACTAATAGATAGGCGCATATCATCGTGTATTTCAAAACCGTTATAATATCCCTCAACACTTCTTATTAGCCCCTCTGTGTGCTTACTAGACGCTAATTCAAATGACTTTCTCACTTTGCAATCTTTAATATATACATGACCGAATAACTTCCCGTTCATCATCACATAAACCATATCAAATGGATCATTATATATTTTAAAAGCGAAATGGTTATCTCTACTGCTCTCTAATAATCCTGTGTAGTACCTTAATAATGTACCTGCTCTTGTTTCAAATTGATTTGCGATAATTTCTATGTTCATATTGTTACGCCTCTTTTCTTTTAATCATCAAATTTTCTTTTGCTTTTCCACGTTTTCCTATGCTTTCAAAACCATATTTTTCAAAATATCTAGTATTAGAAATGGTTTCAGTCCATAAACAAATATCAACTTTCATAACGGAAGTTATTTGTAAAACTTCATTCATTAACTGGTTGCCATAACCTTTTTTCAGTGAATTTAAATTATCAATTTCAACTATCCAATCATCAGTAAAGTAGTCAATATGTTTCGGATTAGGTTGTTTAACATTAAATGAAATCGCACTTTTAAAATCTCTAGTAAATAAATGTAGCGATCCACCACTAATATATAAATAATATTTATCTCGAAGTAGTAACACTCTACTCAACATTGTCTTATGCTCTTTAGTAGGTGCACACATTAATAAACTCATTAAAATTTTAGTGATTTCATCTTGGCTATCTTTAACATGATTTCTAAACATCACATTATTACTTAACATTTTAAATTGTTGATATCCTTGTTCTGTAATTGTTGTCATTTTTGACCTCCATATTTTATAAGTGGGGACTAGTACCCAGTGAGTACCCATTATAATTATTTGTTGGGGACTGCTTTAACCCTTGATATAACGCGATTTATTAGAAATAGTCCCCATAGTCACCACTTTTATAAACAATAGTGGTTATATATTTAAATACTCTTACTTTATTTTAATTATTCATTAAATACACTATTAATCATTTGGGGACTTTGGGGACTAACTTATTTAAAGTGTTGATACAATAACTTTTATTCAGTCCCCAATTATATTTTTAAATGGGGACTATTTGGAGACTTCGGGGACTTTTTAATTATATGGATTATGTGAATTAGAGAAATCAAATCCTAATTCTTTTACAACCTCATTTTTAATGGCATACCCTCTGTTTTTTTGAGAATTAAACCTAACTTCTTTTTGTATTCTGTCTTTACTAGTTATTAAATAACCTTTTTTATCCCATTGGCCTGTAATTGTCTGCATTTCATGTCCTAATTTTTCGTGTACCGTTTGACCTAATATACATAGATAATCATGTTTGTATATTGCTTTGATATCACCGTTTTTAACTGAACTATAACCATCACCCGCAATATTATTTCTATTCGCATCTAAATACTGAAGTAATTCCTCTAACAGTTGTTTAGGTTTATCAATCGTTTTATTATTTCTAACCATGCTGTCATAGGCTTGTTCAATAATTTTAAAATGATCATGTTCAAATCCCTCAATATCATTTAGTATTTCGCCAGTAACCTGTAATAATGCAAATGCACGACCTAGTCGTTGCATAATTTCATTACTACCTTTTTGATTAAAGTATCGTTGATAGCTTTCAAATGCACTCTTATATGCCTCTTCTTTAGATTCATATTGCTTAATGAATGCTATGCCTAATGTTCCGTAGTTTTCTCTAAATGCCTTATCTAATGAGATGAAATCAAAACTATCTGGATAGGGTTGATCCTGTAACGTTACGACACGGGCAGAAACACCAGCTTTTTCATCTGCCATATTAGAAATAGATGCCTCGCCTGTAGAAAGTAAGATGTTTCGCCATTCCTTTTTGGCATTAAGTGTTAAATTGATATTACTTCTTGATTTACTTTCACCACTCGAGAAATTGTAAGTTGCATTAGCTACGAATTTGGGATGTGTATTACGTGTATCATCTTTAAACATTGGAAACGAATTTAAAAATGATGCCATTGCCTCAATACTGTTATTAGTTGAACTCCAAGTAGTAATAAGATTACTTGTCCCCCACACACTTGAAACTAAATTAAGTGTGAACGTTTTTCCCGTAGATGTACTCCCTGATATTTCTACGATAAAAGGCTGTAATCCAAATTCACGCAACAATACTGAACCTAGCGAGGCATATAGCATTACCATAACCATTGGTAACTCTTTAATTTGGTTAAATACTTGTTTTGAATAACTTTCAAGCGTTCCTTTACTTTGGAACGAATCTATTAACTTTTGAAAGCCCCTATCATTATTGAATAGCTTAATATTGCTGTTTTTCATTTCTTCTTGATAGGGATAAATAAAATATCCTTTCACATGACCCAAACGAGTGGCTACATTAACATTTACTGGTGGATTATATCGTTTAGACTTATTGATATAATCAATCAACCTAGTTGAAGTGGTTGAAGTTACATCTAATTTCCGATTAACTAATTTTAGTAATTGACGACTGTCAGATATTTCTTCAGCACTAACACCTATGTTCACTGGTAAATGATTATCATAAAAAAACATATTAAAACTCACTTCATTGCTTTCAATATCTTCGAATCGTTCAGTGATTTGGGGAATTGTATTAGTGATAAACATTTTCTTATCTGGTTCGCCATCTTTTTTACTAGGAATAATTTGATAAAGCGTCACACCATTTTGATGTTGTTCAATTTCATAACCTTTGGGAATAACTTCTTGAATAGCATCTTTTTCTTGCTTAACTTCTTCAATTTCGTGAAGAATATCCTCTTTAGTTAGTTCCATATACTTCCCCCTTTCTATTTATTACGATGTTTCTTTAAAATTGATTGAAATGTAGCATTTATCTCACGTTCTTTTAATGGGGGCTTACATGCATTTTGTCCCCATAGCAAAGCATATGAGTATACAATGTATTCATTCACATGTCGGCTAAACAAATGTCCTATTAAACTTGCTAAAGAATTATTACGATTGCCCTTTGCAACTGAAAAACTAATATCACGCCAATAAGCATCATCACGTTTGTTGTAGTTATTTATAATTGGTTGATCTGTTGGCACTTCAGTTTCTTCTGCCCACTTTTCGAGTGTCTCAACGTTCAAAATGGGAGCGTCATTATATTGATGTAAGAACGGATATTTATCTTTTTGATATACTGGCAAAGCCATCGCTCTACTAGGTTGAAAACTTCCCTCATCTACTGGATGACCTATCTTACTCGCTAATACTTTTGTATATTTTCGATAATCATCTGGACTTATACGCTCACTCAAAGGCGTATACAAGCGTATTCTAGGGTTTTCTGTCCGATGATTAAAAGTTGTGTGATACATCCATGAAACACCTTTTAAAACCTCTGTAATTGCATCGTGTAGTAGTCTCAACTTAGGAACGTCGTCGTAGTCCAGCACTAGGACATCACGATAAATCACATTTTCGTCTTTGCGATATTTCTTATATTTATTTCCTTTTTCGTCAGTATCGTCTTTTATATCACCATAAACAGCAACACCACGAGCATATTTGTTAGTATTGTTTTGAGGTATTGCCAATCTATTAACTAACTCATTCCATTTAGGTTGTGAAAACTGTTTAAACGATCTTGAATCCAAACTTTCATACCAAATCACTGAAACTTGGGTATCATTTTCTAATTGAATTACGCTCAATTTTATACCTCCATGTATTAAAACAAGAGCAAAGATGTTATAATACAATTGGAGTATTTTCTTATTGCTCTTGTATTTAATAAAATTTATACATTATGCGTTATCTGATTTAGTCGCCAAACTATTCACATCAGATGACGCTCTTTTTATAACTGTATCAATATCATCTAATTCACTTTCATAATCACGAATAACTGATAATAATGTTGATACAATAATGAAGTTTGATTTCATATTGTCATTAGTCTGTTTTTCTCCTACTACTTGATTACTTTCTCTATAATAATCTCTTAATTCTTCAAGTCCTTCTTGTTCGTCACATACATAGTCAATGACTGCTTGGATCTTATTAGAAATATCTGCTATTTCAAAACTCTCTTTAATTTGTTTTAAATCTTTAAGCATTTACTACTCCTCCAAACTTTCAACAAAAATTGTCATTTCTTCAATAGCCATTTTTAAATCTTCAATATCATTTAAAGTTAAGAATTTACTAATATTAGAACCTTCGTAAATGCTAGGAAAATCTATGAAGGTATCTATTGCTGATAGTAAATCTTCGTATTCTCGATAATCTGCAAGAATTTCTGAAATTTCATTATCACTTAAATATGGATATTCATTTTTAATAACTGATACATTTTTAGCATGACGTTTTTGTAATAATTTAACCATTTTACTAGTATGTTTTTTACCATTCACCATGTGCTCATAGTTCAATTTGCCTTTAATATTTTTAAAATCTTGATTAGTTAAATTTTTCATTTTTTCATTTTCCTCACTGAATTTATTTGTTGTGCTTAATTTTTGATTATTCTTCATTTACTGCTCCTCCATTTTCTTCAATATTTAATGCTGCAATCAAACTACCTAACATGTAAATTGCGAAAGCTACATGTATTCCTAGTAACCAACCACTTATGAATGAGATTACTGAAATTAACATTAGTATGACTAAGAATTTAGCCATGTTGTATCACCTCCAATTAAAGCCAACCTTTATGACGTTTTTTCATGTACTCTTCAAAACGCGGAATACTGATAACCGTCATAGTTGATGATAGAGAGTAATATAAATCATCAATACCTTTATGATCTTTTTCCCATTCTTTCAATATACGGTTTACTGAACTGTACGAAATCCCGAAAATACTAGCTAGCGTATTGGGTTTAGCAAACATAGGCTTTACTACTATTTGATTAGGTTCAGTCACTACATTTTCTTTAGTTGGTAGATTTTGTAAATTAACATATTGCATACAAACACTCCTTTCACGTCGTTTTACGTCGGTCATTAACTAAAAAAAATATCATCTAATGTAATATCTTTTAAACCTTTTTCCAATAACATAATTTTAAATTTAATCATTTCATTTTTCTTAAAATTGATTTTTCCTTTCTCTCTGTTTCTATAAGATTGTTCCGAAATATTTAATTCTTTAGCCATCTGTTGTTGTGTCTTGCCTAACATTTTCCTGTAACCTAAAACTTTGTTCATTAACTTTCACCTCTTCCCTAGACGTCGGAATTCGTCTGTATGTATAATATAACAAAAGAGAAAATGAAAAGCAATAGTTTTGCGTCGGTTTACGTAAGTTTTTTGTGGATTATAATCATCTTAGGAGGAAAATGATGGATATCGATAAGTTAGAAGTAGGAAAAAGGATTAAAAATATTCGTTTACATAAAAGTAAAAATCTAAGAGAATTTGGAGAATTAATATCTAAAAATCTTAAAGAAGATAAAAATATATCAGATAGTATAGTTAGTAGATGGGAAAAAGGTGTGTCTATTCCTAGTGCAAAACGCTTAAAAGAAATAGCTGATATAGGTAATGTGTCTGTAAATTATTTATTATATGGAGTTAAAGTAACTTATAAAGATATTCATAATAATATTAATACTGTAAGTATGAAAAATGAAATTATGGACAACCTCGAAAGATTTTTAAAGTATTATTTACTGTATTCTGAATACAATAATTACTCTATAAAAACCGCTGAATTATTAGATTTGTTATTTGAAAATGCTGGTTACGATATCACTACTTTAACAAAAGATTTATGCGCCTTAGTGTCTGATAAAAGATTTTCATTTTATCAACATGGAGTGTATTTGTTACTTAATGAAGATTTTTCTAAGTTACATGTTCAACTTTATCTTTCTGAGTTTATTTATAATTTATTAGTACAAATCACTTTAGATTATCCTAATATTTATATTAAGAATTTGGTATTACAAATTACAGAAACTAAAGAAAGAATTAAAGATATATCTCATAAAAAAGACGCATATACTGAATTTGAAATAGAAACCCATTTAGCAGATTTTATAAATCATAAAGAATACAAAAAACTCCTAGATAACTTAAGTCAATTAGAGAAAAAAATTACAAATGATAATTCATTGATCGATAATAATTAGGATACTTACTCAAATATAGTATAAGAGTTTTATTAAGCAATAATATATCAAATTAAGGTGGTGATTCTATCGAACAATATCGAATACACCATAGAAAAATGAATATAAAAGGTAATAAATTTTAGGAGTTAAAAAGAGATGAAAAAAGTACTTTATTATTTTATATTAACATGCTCTTTCTTTGTGATTATTGGTGGGATTAGTAAAGTTTCTCAAGATGGATTGACATTTCCAGATATTTTTATGTTTATAATTTTTATATCACTTATTGTATTTAGTATAGTTAAATTGTTTAAGCATAATCATTTAGATTATAAAAGCAATAAATCCAATACTAATCACAAAAATATATCTAATTCTAAGACGACTCAGTTTAACAATGTTCAATCAAATGACCATATTAGGAAGAATAATATCACATATGATATTGAAACTATTAATACTAAAAAAGTAAAACAGTTAAAGCCAATTACAAACAATAAAACTAATACATTAAATAAAGACCAAGTAAAATTGAATAAAAATGTTCAAGAAAATAATCAAGATTTAGTTATAGATGTTAAAGATGATAACAACAATAATTATCATTATGATTTAAATGCTAACGATATTTTAATATTGCACCTAAATAAAAATAGAGAGGTTGGAAAAGAAGTTAAAAATCATTTTTATTTGCTAGAAAATCAAATTAATGTAGATGAAATCCTAAACAAATTAATCAACTTAGATTATCTAGATATAAAATCGAATTTTGATGTTTCTTTATTTTATCTTAAAGTCCCAGAATTAAAAGACATATTAAGAGAATATAAACTCAAATTAGGTGGGAATAAACCAGAATTGATAGAAAGAATCAAAACTAATATAGATGAAAATGCGATTAAACTACCACAAGTATATATCCCAACTCCAAAAGGAAATGAAATAATTGATGAAACAGAATATATTTTACACTTTTATAACAGTCCAATTATTTCATTAGGTTCAGCACATAAAATTGCAAGGGGAGTATTAAATATAGATGATAAAATAGAGTACATTTATTTATATTTATTACAACAAAGTCAAAAATCAAATAATTCGGATCATAGAACAGCAAATATCATAAATAATTTAGTGCTTTACTATAAAAAGACTAATAAAAATAAAAACGTTATCAGAAAATATACTAATTATGCTACTTATTTATCAGTAACACAAGGTATCCACTCAGCATCTTTCTTATACTCTAGTGAAGAAAACATTATAGATAGACTATTTATATATTTTAATTATCATCTTGAATATTATGAAAACATGCTATTTATAGACAATGTTAGCAGAAGTTTATTTAAAAACTTATTCTATGAAGATGTTAATTCTTTCAAAGATACCGATAAAAACCTTTGTGATGATATTTGTGAATTATTATTTGCTCAAATTTACAATAATAATAGTATCACTTTAAATAATCTTCCAACTATAAATTATATTTTAAAAAATAAAAAAGAAAATGAACTAAGAATAACAAAATATGATCTTTAGGAGGAATAACATGTGGTATGAGAAATTCACTAATAAACATGGTGTAACTAAATATCGCTATTATGAGAAGTATAAAGACCCTCTCACAAACAAATGGAGACGTGTTAGCGTGGTACTTAATAAGAATGGCAAACAGTCACAAAAGGAGGCTCAGAGGCGTTTAAATGAGCGTATAGAGGCCAAGTTAAGTGACAAAACGCCAATTGACTTAAAAACACTTACTTTCCATCAAGCATGTGACGAATGGCTAGATAGATACGTAAAAACATCAGGTTCAAAACAATCTACAATTAAAACTAAAAAATACAAAATCAAGCATATCAAACGCAATATAAATTCAGATATTCTAGTCAAAAATATGAATAGCGATGTTGTTCAAAAGTTAGTAGACAATGCTGTTAAAGATAATATAAGTCATAAAGTTGTTAAAGATGCTATGAGCATCATAAGAAACATTATGAAGTACATTCAACGCAAATATAAACTTACAGATATTAGTTATTTAGATGATATTGTTATTCCCAAAAAGGCTACTACAAGAGAAGAAGTAAAAGCAAAGCGTGAAAATTATCTTGAAATGGATGAAGTAAATTCAATTGCTGACAACTTACATGAAATTGCTAATTCAAAGCGTGCTGGTTATACGAAACGTTCTTTCATCATGACTGCTTATATTATGGAATTTCAAGCACTTAACGGTATGCGTATAGGTGAATTACTAGCCATACAACCTAATAACATTGATTTCGACAAAAAGACACTAGAAATAGACGGTACTATTCATTGGCGTAATGAAGGTAACGCAGTAGGTTTTAAAGATACAACTAAAACTGAATCATCTTATAGAACAATCTCTTTAACTACACGTAGTTGCGATATATTAAGAAAAGTTATGTTAGAAAACAAAAAGGCTATTCAATGGGAATCTATGTATCAAGATAGAGGCTTCATATTCACTAATTATCGTGGTAATCCTATGTCACTTAGTACCATCAATAGAAACATGCAACAATCTGCAAACAATGTAGGTATTAGTAAGCACATAACAAGCCATACTATGCGTCATAGCCACATATCATTATTATCACAATTAGGCATATCACTTAAAGCTATAATGGAGCGTGTAGGTCACACAGACCATAAAACAACATTACAGATATACAGCCATGTAACTGAGCAAATGGATAAAGATATGATGAACAAATTAGAGAAGGTAGGTAAATAAAAATGGAAAAATATTTAATTAATCTACGAAGTTTAAAAAAATCTTTAACTGATAATGGCTATTTTATTGAATTATTCACATTTAACTATAAATTAAAAAACTTTTTAGTGTTTTTCCGTTTATTAAATGAAAGAGAACGAGAGTTATCAGAATACAAATATATATCTGGACACTTTTTAATTAAAAAATTAGATTCCAAAGATAATGTTGTTGCTGAATTAAGTAAATATGTAAATGTTAATGGTTTTAAAACTAAAGGCACAACCATGAGTAAAAATGAAATTAAAGAAATAAGGGAGTTTTTTGAACTTCCTTTTGGGACATTTAAAGAATTAAAGTTCAGTGAATTATATCAAAAATTAAATAATAGTATTCCATTAGAAATAAACTTAATAAATAGAGAAAAATATAAAAAAGAACTATCAAGAGCTCTATATGACAATACTAAAGAAGAAGATAGGTTATATTGCTATGATATGAGAAGATTAGCAGTAAATAAGCATAGAACAATTGAAAACTCAGAAAAAACTAAATTACTTAGACCATCGCTTTTTGAAAAATATAAAGAAGAAACAACAATTAGTTTTTTTTATTCACCAAACAAAGAAGATGAAGAAACAGATCACGCTATCGAATTAAAATATAGCAGAAGAAATAATAATTAATACACACTGCCCTTTTTCTGCCCTTTTTACAATTCTAAAATCTACAAAAACAGCCTCTTAAGCCTATGCCTAAGAGGTTTCTTAATTCTATACTATTATTCAACATCAATAATGTCAGTTTTATATTTTTTTAATAAAAATCTATATTTATCGAAATATACGATGCCGAATATCATTGTTGCAATGATGAACATTGTCTTTTTCAT